CTGCCTCCTCTTTAATGTAATCAAGACCCTGTTCTTTTGCCTCTTTAGCAAGCGAAGGATTGAAGATAGGAGCGATAAACTTAGTCTTGTCTACGGTAGTGTTTCCACCAACTCCGAAGAAATCATCAAGGTTGCTATCTTCACCTTCAGTAAAGAAGGTTAGACCTTTATCAAGTTTGTCAGTCGTGCGCTTGACTGCACCGGGCAGCATCTTACGCAGGAGATCTGCCTGCTGCTCAGTGATGGAGAGGGTAGAAGTCACGGTCATTGAAAGTCTTGTGGTGAGGGGGGTCTCTGCCCCCGTTGAAACTACTATAAGGCAACAAGCGACCCCTACAAGGGGGTTTGTACCGCTATCTCAACTGGCACACTGAAACCTCCCGTGGTTGAAGTTAGCATTAGAAAAGACCTCACGATTCACCAGTTTGAACATACCAAACTCATTGGAGAGCACATAACCCTCAGCATCAATTCTGTTACCGTAGAGATAGGCAGCAGGACCATTGTTGCGGCAGAGGTAGAGGCAGTCATCTTTAATAGTCTTCACCAGTGCCCACAGACGCAGCAGGTTAGCATCACAATCAAAGTCGTCAGGGTTGACTTCTTCACCAGCACGAATGCAGGCATTGATCTGTTGCTTAATCTTTGCTGCCTCTTTAACACTTACAAACGTGGCAGTTGTTGCCATCTGTCGGGCGAAGTTGCACACCTCTTCTACGTCAGCGAATCGGGTTTGACCGTGTGCAATCCAGGCATCAGGTTTCACAAACAGGCAGTCATCAGTAGACTCCAGGTTGACCGTGAGAGGGATTGCCCAACTGTCACGAAGATCAGCATTTGCCTCATAACGGGTGTGAGGAGCAATGATAACCTGCTGATCAACTACCTCTGGGAACTTGTAAGTGAGAAGGTTGGAGTTGTATTCATCAGATCCACTAAACCCGATAAAATCCCCCTGCAGAATGGAGTCTGTATGAGGAAGGCAATCATAACAAGCGTGCAGAATTTCTGCAACTTCGCCAGCATAGAATTGATCGATCTCTTCATGGTTGTGAGCAATGCGAATCTTTACTTTGTTGAAGACTGCTTTGGTGCCAACGAAGAACTTACCAGTTGCAGGGTTTGTGCCCCATACAATTGCGGGAGAACCATCAATCTTAGTGCTGAGAGTACCAGCACTAACGAACCAATCCAAAACATCAAGATTGCCCGTGAGGATGACATCTTCGGGGTGTTCGAGGTGTGTGTTTTTCATGCTGTTAGTATGTCACAGGATCGGGTGGTTTGCAAGGGGGTGTGTGCCACCCCTTTGATTGTCACCCCAGGAAGGTAGCAGGGTTGCCGTAGTCTGCGATGTGGTGACCGTTGTGACGGATCTCAGCGTATCCGAACTCCTCTGCCAGATCGTAGCAGAGATCGTAGGCATGATCTAGATCACAGACGGACTGCGACTCGTAGGGGGCAGAGGGGACGATGACTGCGTAACGCATGAGGTTTGGTTGACTGTCCCCGTATTATAAGGGCACGGAGGGGCATCTGCGACCCTCGGTGTGCCACTCTGCCAACTGGTTGCGGCAGCTGATCTGAGTATAAAAAAAGGGGGCACGAATGCCCCCGAAGTCTTTATGCAAACATGAAACCATTGCTGAATTCAACTTCATTGAAAACAGGAGAAGATCCTGCCTGTCCAACGAACTTGTGAACGAACCAATTGAAGTTCTTTTGGAATACACCTTCTCCTTGAATGCAATGATCGGAGCAAATAGCGTTGATTCTACTTTTGGTCGTGGCAGACTGCCAACCACCATCAAAGATTTGCACGAAATCATCACCAATCGTGGCAATGTGGTTGCCGTGAAGAAACACTTTAGACTCATTAGTTGCAGAGTCAAAGGTAACTTCAGTGTTGCCAGACTTCCAATCGCGGGAGTCACAAATGGCAGCATTCATTTCACGCTCGATCTTACGCATGAGTCGTTTGCGGTTGACTTAGGTAGTATGGGTCAGAATGGGGGGCATTGCAACCCCCCTTGTGCCACTAGGTCAACTGTCCTCAGATTCCCCCAAACTGTCAAGATAGGCGTCCAATTCATCTGCTTGTTCTTCAGTAATAGGAACTCCGAAGAAAGTTTCACCCTCCTCCAGAAGTTCGGGATAGTATTCTCCAATCTCTGAAATCAGTTCCTCATCAGTATAATGAAAGAGGTTTTCTTCCAGTTGATCACCAACAATACGCATCAGATCTTTGGTGCTCATGTTATTAAGCACACGATCAACATATGCTTCAATGAGTTCAGTGCGGTTCATCATCAGTTAGCGTAGAGGGGCAGTTTCTTACGGAGACGGATTGCGTCATCAATCATCTCACCTACCTGTTCGTAGATGTAGGAAGAACCACCTACATCAGCGAGCACATCTTGGGTGAAAAGTGTAGGGAAATAATCGTCCTGATTGGTTTCCTCATTGAACTCAAATACATCGTGCTGAGTGAATACAAACGCAGCACAGGGAGCGTTCTCACCTTGACTCTCAATCATCTTGTCGATTGAGTTACGAAGTTCAGAAAGTGTGCGGTACATCAGTTGTCTCCAAAAATGTCAGTGATTTGGAATTGCATTACTTACGAAGTGGAGAGTTGAAGTAACGACGGAAGGAAGTCACCAGGATAATGAGAGTAGAAATCACTCCCACAAATCCCAGATAAGTGACAGCATCACCAGTGAAGTTAAGAGTGTCAGGTGTCATAATCAGTAATCAATGTTTCCGTTAATGTATTCATTCAGGTTGAAATCTTCCTCATCACGAAGTTCGGGAAGGTCAAAGATTTCACCAGGAGCATCTTGAATCTCCTGCCACATCTCATCAAACATAGTGGGGAATCCCTCAACGACAAATGTAGTATGGCACCCCTCAGGCACGTTTGGTGCGTTTGGTGGACACCTTTGCCACTGGCACAGGGTCGGAAAAGTATACCTTACCGTGCTCTACGATAGTGTCAACGAATGCCAGAAGAGTTTGCATCACCTTACGTGCTTTTTCGTTGCCGTTGTTCTCATTCCAGGACCGAATGAGAAACTGACACACACCGACCACAATTGCTGCGATGGTTGCTACATTGTGAATCAGAGTGTCAATGAAAGTCCAGTAGAAAGTGTTGGCGGTTTTCATAATCAATTGGTGTGGGAGGTGAGTGTAGAGAATTCCTCAACCACGAATGTAGATTATCAGGTCCAGGGGGTGGAATCAAGGAGTCTTGTGCCACTACTCTAAGTGTCATATAAGGGGCTTGACAAGTATTAATATTCTTGTTAGACTTGCTTTGTTGCTTTTGGAGATAAGGATCTAGCTTCTTATAAAGTACTTTAAAGAGATGCCGAAGGCATACCCCGAAGGGGTATAATATAAGACTCTATAAGCACATCTAGATGGTTCGGGAAGGGGTGAGTGGGGTGAAGCACATATTCTCGCACATAAGCGATCTCAATGTGTGCCGCGTATGTGTAACTAGATGACGCACACATTCTCGCACATAATGTAACTAGATGTGTGTAACTAGATAATGTATGATCTAGACTAGTATGATATATGATGCATGATCTAGTCTAGATGATAGAATGCGTGTGTGATCTAGTCGAGATTCAATCAGTTATCACGGAAGATGTGATAGGGACGATAGTTGCTACCGTCACTGCAGCAGGTGAAATCATAACGAAAGTTTTGATCCCAGGTTGCCTGCCAATCTACCACCAGATAGGAAGGAACTTCACCATAAATCTCATTGGTAAATTCTTCAGCAAACTCTGCCTCATTGTGATAGTGACCTTGGTAACGCTCATCGCAATCAACAATGTAATCAATACCCATATCAGAGGCAAGAGCATCAACTGCCTCATAACCAATTGCTTCACCACAACGCACATACTCTTCATAATGCTCTACGAATGCCTTCTCATTGTATTCATCAATGAATTCCAGCATATCGGTGAGATTGTAATTCTCTTCCAGAAGTTCATCAATCTTCTCAACAGTAGGAGGATTGAGCATCTCTTTGTAGGAAGCGGAGAGAGTGACGGTCATTGGTCGGTGTTTCAGGAACGAATGTAATGTAACAGGGTTTGGGGGTGCTGTAAACCCCCATTGTGACACTACCTCAACTGTCCACTGGAGGTAGTTTGTATACACTACGTGGGGAAGTTGGTGCAGACAGCATCACACAAGATGCGGGTAACTTCATTCAGTTCATCTTCATCAATACCTTGAAAATAACCGCTGATGATACAATCAATGTCCTCCATTAATTGTTCACGGGCGCTCAACATTTCAAGACGATCCATCATGCTGGGGAATTCCTCAGGAACGAATGTAATGTAACAGGGCACCAGCAAGAAGTCTAGTACCCTTGTGTCAGTTTCTAGAGTGTCACACCAGTTTCTTCATGTGCAGAAATACCATTTGAATAGGTTGCTCCTGAATGTGAAAGAAAACATAGTTAGGATGAACCTCAATGTCACCATCTACAGTGGAAAGATCTACATAATCATCCCCATCATTGTCGGCAATGTAAGGATTTTCATCTGTATCATAACCCACAAAATACAAAGTATCATTCACGGACACAGCATAAGCATCAGAAAGAAGGTCGTGAAATTGGTCAAGAGTGATGGTGGTGCGGGTCATTGGTCGGTGTCTCAGTGACGAATGTAATGTAACAGGGTTTGGAGCATCCTACAAGGGGTCTTGTGCCAGTTTCTAGGGTGTCACATGTATAAATAAATGTAGCTAATGAATTCCATAGAGTTAATTGTTTCTCTGAGTTATCATTGCTGAACTCTCCTACGGGGTCAAGAGTCAGACCAGAAATACTCAATACAAGAAACAAACTCACTAGGATTGATTCATAAGCAGACAATTGTATACTAAGGAATGCCACTGGACTATAAAAAAAGTCCAACCTTATAAGTGGTTTTTGTTGTATCTAAAATTATACCTCAGACAAACTCCTGAATATAATAATCCAAGGGCAATTCTAGCCGTGCTGCTTCACTTTCCCAAGCATCCCATTCTTCATCACTAGCATCAGCAAGAAAGTCTTGGAAAGTATAATCAAAAGCGGGACCACACATAATCGTTTCGGGGTCAATTGCGACGACATGAGTAATATAACCCACCAGCCTCCTCCACCACAAGGGGGTCTGTGCCAGTTTCTGAATCGTCCTTATTCTCAATAAGACCCTCCTTATTGAGAATACATCCAATCTTATAAGTGTCACATATATGCAAATGGGTCGATTTCTTTGATGCTACACTGCACATCTTCGTCGCCTTGTAGATCTAATAATTCACGCCAATTAATCGCATCTAGGTCTAGATCATCATAACACTCGATGTCTAATGTGATGCGTAATAGTTGTTTAGTCATCATGCGTAATGGCGATATGCTAGATCTTGATAATCATGTGCATCTCGTGCATAATCCTCGTCGAGATCTAGTATGCTAGATTCTGCGTATGAGTCCTCGTCGAGAGTATAATCGTTGCTAAATGTATAGTCTAGATCGTAGTCGTCGTACATGAGCTCGTCGAGATTGTATGTTGACTGTAAGATTATAGCATAAAGCTCGACGAGATTGCAATAGGTATGCATGAACTCGTCGAGATTCATAATGAATGTATATATGTGATCTAGTCTAGATTTTGTGTTGATATGTTAACAACTAGTCTAGATCTTATTGATATAATAAAAGAATTATATAATGCTGTGAGTCTCGTCTAGATTTTTATGGGCGCGGGGGGTTGACATTGAGACCTGTGTGTGTTATAATGCGTTCGCTTAGGTCACAAGTCCTGGAGAGGTTATAAGAGTATAAAGAGAGGTTATAAGAGTATAAAGAGAGGTTATAAGAGTATAAAGAGAGGTTATAAGAGTATAAAGAGAGTATTGAGAAAACAATAGCATTATTGATTCTCAATAATATAAGTCTTATTGAGAATAACACAAATGCTAGGGAATGCACATATATACATAAAACACGAAAGTATATTTTTATCTATCCCATGGCATACATCTATTCAATCACAAACCTTGAAAATCAAAAGCTTTATGTGGGTAAAACAACACAACCTAACCCATATGATAGATGGAAACAACATCTACAATTGGCAAGAAGTAAAAATAACTTAAATGAAAATAACTCTGCTCATACTATGCCTATTGTAAGAGCAATCAGTAAGTATGGTGCAGATAAGTTTAAATTCAGAGTATTAGAAGAGTGTATAGATGATAAGGTTAATGAGCGTGAAACTTATTGGATTGAGAAATTAGGATCCTGTGGTAAGAATGGATATAACATTACCCTAGGTGGTGAAGGTGTAAAGAAACCTCGTCAATATTGGGCAAATCATCCACATAGTAAAGCAGTGAGTTGTTATACTTTAGAAGGTGAATGGGTTAAAGACTATGATACTGTTGGTGTTGCTGCCGATACTTTAGGCAATAAGAAAGCAGGAGGTTGCATTCGCGCTTGTATTAAAGGTACAACATTTCAAGCATTAGGATATAGATGGGCATGGAAAGGTGAGCAACCTAAGTTAGTAGAAAATAGAGTGAATCGTCGCGGTGTTGTCTATGGTATAGAATTACAAACTGGGCGTAAGAAACTATGGAAGTCTCAGGCAGAAGCTGCAAAAGAAATAACTGGTAAGAGTGCCAGTAATCTAATCATTTTTAACTCATTAGAAAGTCCAAATACAAATAAGTTACAAGCAAAGGGATGGTATTTGTTTAGGGATAAGAGTGATGCATTAAGTGATTGGAAACCTGCGACTAAGAATAGGGGTAGTGAGTATTATAAAAAACTTGCTGCCAAAAGTAATGCAAAAAGAAAACGCCCTGTAAGAGGCGTTAACATAAAGACGGGAGAGACAGTTTGTTTCAATAGTATCAGTGAAGCATCATTCTTCATTAAAGGAAAAGGTAATTATAAAGCAACTCCTGGAATTAGCAACAACATCAAGCACATTCAGAATGGTGAAACTTGGCGTTATGCCTTTGGTTATAAATGGTATTATCTTTAATGCTGATACAAAACTATCAGATTTTACAAGAATCAATATGAATCACAGAAGGTGTATGATTATTCCAATGTCTTACAGCATTAGCAATAATAAAACCATTAGTAATCAAATAAGAAAGAAAGATAACAGTACGAATCACTGCTATCTTATCAGACTCTTTATCACACTTAGATGCTTTCTCTCCTAATGCTTTTGCCCACCATCTCCAAGCACTTTTAGGTTTCATAAATTGACTTTCTTGATTTAATATAATTTAACTCTTTCCATTGATTCTTATAACACAAGACTAATAATCTCTCATTACGATGAATACTACATGCTTCATAATTGATAATATCTTTTGGTCTTGTAGTCACTTCAATTGTAACATACTCCTTATCAGCAAAGTAAACCCATCCTTCAATATGAGGTTTCCACTTTACATAATCATTTACCTTGGGAACATACATTGCTCTAATGGAGTGAGTTTAAGTTGCATTGCTGAATATGGACTTGTATCTTCTATTCTGACTTCTTTCCCTATTGTTTTGGAATTGACCGGAGCATAGTATTTTCCCGTTTTATGAGACCAGAATCCCCAAATGCTACTAACATGAGACTTACCGCAATAGTCGAAGTGAGAGTGATTAACAATCCAGATTGCAGTAACATTGCGTTTGAAGTCTTCAAATACATATGAGTAACCTTTGGGTGCTTTGTGTGGGAATTCAGGAATCATAAACAGCGCGGAGGTGATTGGGATTCACTCCTTTTGCAACATAGTGCTGGAGAAGTTGGTCACATTGCTCTTTAGTCAAATTCTGTGCATTCTCTTCAATCAATTCCCATCCGTTTGTGAATAGTTCTTCAATACGATATAACTGTGTCATGTGGTGAATGCCTCCAGGATACCAGATTCATAATCATCTTGTAGTGCGAACTTCTGAGCATTAACAACTCTTTCCATAATGCGATCAGTGTAGCGATCATCAAAGGATTGCTCTTCGGATAGAATCTGAAATGCTTCGGTGTCATTCTTAGCAATCAGATTAATCAGTCCGCCATATTCGGAAGAAGGAAATGGCACCCAGTAGTCAACAATATAAAGTGATTTCATTTCTCTGTGTAAATTACTCCTTGATTTTAGTATAAGGATTGGTCTTTGTCAAGCAGGCGAGTTGCCTTTCAATTTCATACTTAACAGGCAATAAATGAGAAGCAAAGAAAGCAGCATACTCTCCGTCTTGTAGAAGTTGATAAATGTTTTCAGTCTGTTGAAGTGCCAGAATCAGTTTTGTTTGTCGATTCATTAGACGAATTCTTGTAGATAATACTCAGTCGTTACATTCATTTCTTTTGCTTTCTGTTCCAAAAATGTATTAGTATAATAACGTGCTTCTTGCCATTGGAGATAACTATCAATCTCCGTCTCTGAATGCTTCATAAAATCTTCATAAGCATTCAGAAACTGTTGAATATCTTCTTCATTCATGGTGTGCTGGAATTGGATGATTATAGGATTCAAAAAGTTGTGAGTCTCTCTGAATCAAAAAAGCATTATACCCCACAATCAGAAGAGCGGCAAGAAGAAAATACCGTTTCATCAGCAGCACACCATCATTTTGATACGGGGAGATGTGTGAAACTTTGTCACTTCATAACCATATCCATGAATGCGAGCATTGGCTTCATCAATCATATCACGTTTGGAAATCAATCGCTCGCTCATTTCCTTACCTTGAAAAGAAGTGACCTGCACAAACATATTAGTCAATCCAGCGGCAGGATAGAAGTCGCAAACCATGTTACCGTCTTTGGAAATCAGTCGCATGAGGTGTCTCTCGATTACCTTTGTATTATAGGTCAGAAGGACGGCACCACGTCGTAGCGTAGTCCAGTTTGAGAACTGTCCATTCGCTCCCAGAGGGTATAGAGTTTGTTATACAATGCTGGCACACTACCATAGTCTTTAGCAATGCGAATCTCATCAATGTTTTCTAGATTTTGAAGTGCGGATAGGATAATACCCATCTCATGTACATTCAGATTTACTTGTGTTTCAGTCATCATTTCAATTCGATACGGTCAAAGATTAGCATACCCAGTTGAAAAAGTAAATCCTCATCCATATCACCCATCACACCTTTGATTGCTTCAATGATGGCACCATGCATATATTCAGTAAACTCTGGATCTTCATAGATATAATCAATCACTACAGGTTTGAGTGCATCAGCAATCTTAGAAACTGATTCAGATGAGAGTTGCATTGGTCCTGGTTGATTACCTTCATAGTATACAGCATAAAAAAGGGGGATTGCTCCCCCTGTGTGACAGTTTATCAATTGGTCTCTAAAGCATCAAACACTGTTGTCTGTGGTGTAATCTGCTGACACAATTCCCAATAGGTTGGGTCAATCTCAAATCCAATATACTTACGATCTGCCTTCACTGCCATTCTTGCAGTTGTGCCACTTCCCATAAAGGGGTCAATCACAACATCACCAGGATTTGTCCAGGAAAGAATATGATCGTAAGCAAGTTGCTCTGGCATTGTAGCAGGATGCTCATAGGCACGTTTGTTAGATTGACCAAATCCACCACTATTCTTTACTTTCCAGATATTCGTGCGAGCACCAAACTCTTTGATTTCTTTTGTCTTATTGTCTGTAATATCCAGGCTTCCATCCTTCTTACGAGCGCGAGCATTGCCCCAAGACTTATGCCCTGCCCAGGCATTTGGTTTATCCATAATGATATTGACCGCCTTTGGTTTACCCTTACTCAGAATGAAACAATACTCAAATGCCTGAGAATATCGCAGCGACTTCTCACCAGCTGCAAAAGCAATACCAGTCTTTTCGTAAATCATTGTGTCATGTAGTTTCAGACCCAAATCCATGAAATACAGTGCCTGACGAAAACTACTTCCAGTCTCACTTCCATTAATGGTGGCATCACCGACATTCCACATAATCACACCACCAGGTTTGAGCACACGCACCAACCCAGCAGCAACTTCTTTGAAAACTTCAAAATCCCACTTACTGCTGTCATTGTAAGTGCGAAGGTCATCATAGGGAGGAGAAGTTACACACAAGTCAACAGACTCTGCATCCATCTTTTGCATTCCAGTGATGCAATTTTCATTGTAAACTCTGTTTGTCTCCATGAATACCAAATGATGAAACGACTATTATATCAGAAATTAGCAGGCGAAAGCAAGCCCGCCAAGAGATGCTCCAAGTGCGGTTGCCCATCCATAATTCTTAGGATAAGCACTTGCAGCAGCACGACCAATTGCACCACCCATCACAGCACCTAAAACAGTTCTTGTGGGATTGCAGTTGGGATTTGACCTTCTACCATAGTAACTACCATACCCATATCCTCCACTATAGTATTGATTAGAAGGTCGGTATCCTTGATTAATGTTATTGCACGGCACATTATAAGTTTGCACACTGACACCACCAGGAATATAATTCCCATAAGAATCATAACCACCAGGACTATAAACTTCCTGATTCTGTGTGCAAACTGCAAATTGATTCACCTGCTGTGCTGCAACAGGTGAAGGCAATAACAGTAATAATGGTAGAAGATACTTCATACTCGTAATGAGTTGTTATTAGTAATTATACTGGAATCATCAACCGATTCGCAAAGAAGTGTGCCGCTTGCGGTAGTGACACATGCTTTTTCTCAAGCAGATACTCAAGATATAGGGTTTCTTCTTGCTCCCGTGCCTCTACTTCGTGTGGTTGATACCAATACTCATAATCTTCAACGCATTCTTTACCATAACACATTTTTCCACGACGCATCCGCAGAGAACCGACTACCCACTGGCGCAGGTGGGTCAATTCATGCAAAAGAGTTTTTATATACAACTCTTCGTCCATATGAGTGTCCAACTCAATCAGAAAGTGTCTAGGACGATAAGACTCTCCCACATAGTCACAATACCCATACACTTGCTCTCTCTTTAATCCACGATGAAGAATCTCAAGATAAATTTTATGTCTGGGTAGAAACTTATTCAGAAACCAACAGGCAACATCCTCACAGATCCGCTTGCGATAACCATATCCAGAAGTCGTAATGTAAGACATGAACCCCAGTGAAGAAACCAAACAAAAGAAGAAACAAAGATAAGTTTATGAGTTGTAGTCATCCATACCTCTCCATAAAATCTTCAAGAGTGTATTCTTCGTCAGTGCAAGTTTCTGCTATTAAGTCATCATTTATAAGTATATCGCTTCCAATCACATAAGTCAACGCTTGTAGAGGTAGGATCCGTGCCATGTTGCATTCTCAAACATTTCCTCACGGGAGTTGATAATCAGCACATTGTAACGCTCACCCTTAGCAGGTGCTTTGATGCTGGCAGGTTTGTAAACACTACCAGTCTTCTTGTCAATAAAGCAATGAATGCTGTCACGACGATCGCCAATATGCATAAAGACTTTGTGATACTTGCGACCAGAAGAATCCAGAGAGTAAAAGTAACCGTCAGGAGCATCTTGCTGCAGAGCATCACACAGCATTAGACCATACTTTACAACATTCAGGTAGATGGTGTTTCGTGCCTCTTGCTGGGCGGTGAAGTCGGCAAAGGTGGCAGTCATTGGTTTGTTGCGTATGAAGGTATTATAGGGGCACAGAGACCCCTATGGTGCGCTTAGTATGCCAGTTCCTCATCTGGCACCCAGTAGTCATCGTTTGCCAAGTATCCCATCCAATCTAATGGATCGGATCCGTAGATTTCGATTTCACGGATTTCTTCAATCAATTCGGTCAGATTCATGAGAAGTCCTTTAACTACTTTCTTATGATAGCAAAAACCCCCTGCTTTCGCAAGGGGTCGTGTGCCAGTCTTCAACCGTCACATGAAAGACAGAATGCTCTCAGATTGACTATAGATTCTTTCTTTTGTCATTTTGTAGTAATCTTCATTCATTTCAATTCCAATGAAGTTTCTACCACATTGTTTTGCGGCAACACCAATCGCCCCACTTCCCATACAAGGATCTAATACTATATCACCAATATTCGAACTTGCTTCAATCAATCTTGACATAAGTTTGACTGGTTTTGGTGTTGGGTGATCCTTATAATGTTCTATCGCATTTCTCCATACAGCAGACTTACAATGCTCGTTAAATGTAGCACCAGACTTCTTAGCAAAGACACAATTCTCTATGCTTGACAACCACATATATTGTCCGTTCATTGGAGAAGGGTTGGTTTTCTCCCATATACAGTGTCTCACAGATAGACCATGCTCTATCAGTCTGCTGCGAATATGTGAGACTTGAACTGATCCACAGAAAATATAAATGCTTCCAGAAGTTACACGCACAACCTCATCAATAAAATCATCTAGGGGGAATGTGATAATATCTGCGTGACTCTTATCAAGATTTCTAAGTCCACCACTCTTACGATTAACTTCATCGTATGGTATATCTGTAAGAGTAAGGGAAATGCTCCCATCAGCAAGTGACGGGAGCACATTCATACAATCATCGTTATAAAGTTTTATATCACTCATATGTCTTCCAATTTATAATCATTTATTCATTTGTAGAGTTGGCACAGGCATACCACCTTCAGTCGGAACATAGATGGTTACGTTACCATTCTTACTACCATCTTCCAGACCAGTGATATACAGATACTGGAGATATTCGCGGTTATCTTTTAGAGAGTTGCCGATGATTTGGTTTGCCTTAGCAACACCCTGAGCACGAATCACTTCAGCATCAGCAAGTTGTTGAGCACTATCTTTCTTTGCTTGTGCTTCCAACACTGCTACCTGACGAGTATATTCTGCCTTCTGCAGTTCTGCTTTACCTTGAAGAGATTGTGCCCACACATTATAGAGAGGACCAACCACTGCGTTGATAATCATCAGTGAAAACACAAATGATACACAAATGATACCAAAATTACGGATAGTGTTATCAGGTTTCATTTAGAAGAACCTCCAGTGGGTTTAAATATCAAATTAGCAAGGAAGATAATAGCAAAGTTCTGCCAGAAGGTCAAGGATACATTGAACCAAGACAGAATCAGTCCAAGCAACCACGCTTCAAATAAGATGCTAACAGTTACAATAACAATAGCAACAGAAACAGCACCAATAGCAGTAGAAGTTTTCATAGGTCAAACAGCAAGAGCACCAGAAGGAATCTCTACAACTTCAGGCAGTTTGGTATCGTCAAACTGGTGCATATTGTAGCAGACCCATTCACCGTTACGGAAGACATAAGCATACTCTTCACTATTGTCGGGAAGAAGATACTCACACAGGTCAGCATCAAGGCGAGGAGGGCAATTCTCACCTCTTTCGCTATAATGAAGGGGTCCATAATAACCACGTTGAGTTTTACCTTCTGAAGTGTAAAATCCATCATCAGTCCAAAGGCAACTTACATCTCCACCATCCACAAGTGCCTCAACTTTCTTACGGGTATTATAATGGGTGCGGAGAATACGACCCGCCCACTCAGGATACCCATCATAATGCGAGTAGATTGAGAGGATACTTCCGTCAGAAAGTTCAAGACCTACGCGACTTCTGGTGCTCATTTGGGGCGTTTCGTTGATTACCTTCTTATTATAGAATCTCCTATGCTCCTTTCAGCGTCTCCTGTGCCACTTCCTCAACTGTCACAAGGTCTCTATACCTTTTCCATTTTTTAGTGCGAAGATTACGAATACCTGCTTTACTATATCCTTGTTTCTGAGCCCAATCGTGTATTGATTTAATGATTAATTCTGTCCCATCTTTATACACAATCAACCACATTTTAGCATTTCTATTATTAGCACCTTTTTGATTCTTATTGCGTTTAAGGGCGTTTTCTCTTGCTTTTCTTTTTTGTAACTCTGAAGTTGGTCGCCCTTTATTTGTTTGATGTCCTTGCTTAAATGCTGTTGGTGGTTGGCAAGGAATACCCTCAACATAATTATCAGGATTGTCTTCTATCCAGACAGGACCATCTATACCAAGACACTCATTCAGTGTCTGAACGTAAAGTTTATTCATTCTTGTCTTAAACGTCGCAATATTATTTATATTAAAAGAGGAGCATTTCTGCTCCTCATTTTGCTTTAAGTTGCGACGCTTAAGCATCATTATTTATTATAAAGGGTCTCCCAGCAACCCAGGAGACCCAGTGTGACACTTCTCAAACTGTCACTCAGTCTTCATAAATCCTACACTCAAGCGCGTCAGGATTGGCATCGCAATAGAGCTCAAAGGCATTTGGATCATAATCATCATCGGGGTGATTTGCTTTATATGCTTTAAGTGCTTCTAATTCTTCTTCTGTGTGTCTTCTTGCTTGTGGAGAGATTGTTGGGTTACTCAGAAGATCCTCATCCTTCTGAATGTGCTGATTGATGTTATCCATTGTTTTGTATCGTGATGATAATATTTATTTTATCGGGGGGTGCAATCACCTTTCCCTTCCAATGACCTTACCATAAGTTCAGTAAACTTTTCCATTTTTTCGGCAGAAACTGTTTGCGGACACCAAGTAATAGCATCTTTGAGTGCTACAAGTTCATCCCATTCTTCTTTCGTAAGAGTTTCAGGTCCAGTTTTTGCGAGAGTCATAAGTTTCTTGCGATGTGTCCCAATGTTAGCATTCTATAACATAACTATCTAGAAACTTAATGATTTCTTTGGGATTGCTTCACACTACTTAATGAAATCTTCAAGAGCATCAAGGTCATCTTTGAGTTCTTGTTCTTGTTTTTTGTCGTGATAGTAAGACCAAAGAGAATTATGCACATCCATAAGATTGTCAATCCAAAATCCCGATGGATATACACCCAAAGCATCCATAAGACCCCTATGTGAAGTGCCTTCACTTTCTGCCTTACACATAATATAGCAGATTGCCTGAATCATATCAAGTTTATCTTCTTCAGAAAGCATAAAATACTTTCCTACTGCCCTTTCTTTTGCCTCTTTATGCTCTTTTTGTAGTTGTTTACAAGCATCAGAGTCCCACCACTCCTGCATTGCTTTACCAAACTCATTGGGTTGCTTTTCAGTCATCATTATTCCTCCATTCCAATTGATTGAGTTACTTTTTTCATAATATAAGACCCTTCTCCATTATCAATCCATTCTACTTGATCCCCTTCCTTCAGATTTGCTGCTTCTAGAAGGTCATCGGGAAGATTTACAATCACATCACCAGTTAGTCCATCAACCTCAGTGGGAAGCACCCATTTTTTGACTTTATCATAGTCAGCATCAAGTTGTGCTCGCTTATCATAATACTCTGCCTCACGCAGATTATACTCACGACACTTCTCTTTCTCTTGATCCGATGCTGCCTTATCGCACATCGCATTTAGTTCTTCTTCTGTATATTGATTATTCTCTTCCCAGAAAGAAGTCCAAGACTTTTTACACTCTTCTGAGTGGTCATTCTTATCACAACTTAGATGATTTTTCCCATTACCATTCAGAAGAGCAAGTAATTCATAACAACGACCTGTATGATGTTTGAAGTAGTGATACTCTTCTTCTACAACTTTTTTGATGACATCATAGATTTCTTGTGGAGTTGCTTCTGAGGAAAGCAGAGCATCACTCATCCACTTCTCCAGATTTTCAAGAGAATACTTCTTGTAGTCAAAGTCCATCGGTAAAGTCCTTGATTGCTTGCTGCTATCATACCATAGTTATTAAGACTTGTCTAGGCATTAATCCAATTTTTCAACTGTCCACCCCTTGTAGGTTTTCTTTTCTCCCCGACCCACTTTATTCATAGCACTCCTATCTAAATGGGGATTTTCTTTGCAAAATTCACTCATACTGTCAATTATTATTTCAGTCCCATCTTCATGTTTCAGATAATATTTGATAAGTTTTCTGCCAATTTTCATTTTTAACAGAGTTTCTGGTGTTCTTTTATATTTTCCTGCACCTCTTCTTATGTTTGATTCTGTTATTTTTCTTTTATGCTCTTCTGTAAGTTTTTTGCCAGAATGAACCTTACTAAGATATAATTTTTGCTCTTCACTCATAATATAACCAGAAGGACCATCTCCACCATCAGTTTTGTTTCTTAAAATACCAGTCCCAATATCTTTTCTACCAAACACAGCAATCATATACTTTTCGTGCTTAAATGCTTCTTCCTCTTTTAGATTTTGTTTTAAGAAAATTATTCTTGTTTTATCTTTTGGTGGATAAACTTCACCTTTTCCTTTTTTATTCACTCTATTACCTTTCCCCTTACCAATGTAGTAGGGTGTTCCGTCTTCACGCAAATATGCGTAAGTGTAGTATTCCATCTGCTTTTTGTTTGTGGTAATACTATTTATACAAGAAAAGGAGCATTTCTGCTCCCACTCTTTGCTCTTGAATAACCACAAACAAAAGCATTATTATTTATCAGCAGTATAATCTTGTATTGCTTGTTGTATGATAATTTGAATCTCTTTACTCGTGAGATTATTCATCCAACTCCAATTTGGGTCATCTTTATTCCAATCAACGGTATAAGACCCATCTTCATTCTTGGTAAATCTTAAAGAATCATTCTCTGGGTTTGGGTTGATTACAGACATTACAATAAAAACTAAACTTTTCTTTGAAGTATTTTACAGGTTGATAGTGCTCGGAGTCAAGTGGTTTTTCTTCTTCACACTTACTACAAGTCCTTGTCTTTTTTATTGGACTTTCGGAGTTTTTTGAGGTCTTTGAGCTCCATTTTAATATTTTTGTAAGCAGTGTCCGCATCTATCTTATCTCCCATCTCAAGGGCAACAATAATCTCTACTCTTGTGCCAAAATGTGCTAATGCTTTCTCAAAACTACTTAGATCTTCATACATCGTAATTAATCCTACAACGCTCAGCAATGATATCTATACGAGCATCAAGAGAGTTTTCCATACGATACAATTCGTTGGTTAATTCTACATTTTCTTCTTCAAGTCTTTCAACTTTTGCTTCCAATTCATACAGTCTTTTATAAACATCATCCATTGGAATGTCGTCATCAAAAGACCATTTTCTAAACCAATTCATACGATTCCAATCGATTTCAGATACCTTTGATATGCCATAAAGCGTTGTAGAGATGGAGTGACTCCAAGACTTTCACAACACCTACAATATGAAATGAATTCGTACCAAGGTGCTGTTGGGTCAGTATCACTCACAATTTGCCTCCGACTTCACCTGAGTGAATGCTTTGGGGTTCAGGGAAACCTTCCTGCCTCCACTTAAGCAAAGCACGGGTTGCTGATATACATTGCTCTTCAGTGAGAGATGTGACCAGTCCTTTACCTTCAAGGTCGGTTGAGTCCCAGAGTCCATACTTTTTTTGTTCAATGTAAAAGCATTCGTCAATTAGTTTCTTTTCCATTCTTTTTATTAAATCCAAAAGGTTGGGATTCTAGTTCTTTTTCTACGCGAAGTTTCTGTGCTAAGGTACAGACATTCTCGGCAACTTTGAGAATATCTTCTACTTTTGCATCATCAGACATCCGACTTTTGATGCATTCGTAGATAGGAAAGAAGATGTCTGTTGCTTCAATTACTTCTTCAATTGTTAGTGGTTTTGTATTCATTAGGTTTTTTTAGGGTTGTTTGTTCAACTGTTTTATGAAGTTGCTTAAGTGCTTCAATAGTTTCTGGGGTTTCTTCAAAACTCCATTCATTAC